ATGCGACAGATACCAGACTGCTATTGATGCCGTTCAGCGCGAGATTAACGCCTCTGGCGGCTATCTCAACAGTTTCTTCGATGGGTGATATAGAAAGCAATTGACCGCCGCCTGTGTACGTTTCAGACGCGATTGTGATGTCACCATAGCCTGTCCATAGCTTTACATCTCCACTATCAAACGCCAGCTTGATAGCAAAAAACGGCTCCAGTTCGGATGCCGCAAGTTCGTTCTGGACTGCCGTGGTAAGGTTCCTACTCATAGGCTCTCCACCGCACCAAACGCTATGCCATATAAGGCCATTCTGTTGATATCCCAACTGGTCGCATTATCATTCAACCGGAACACACCTTTGGCATTTGCCACCACAACTGTCGCGCCATCAGCCGGTGATGAACGCAAGTCAGGCCAGATATCCAACGTAGCTTCGCCGGAACCATTACTGCTGGCATCGCTCAACACTTTATAAAGTTGCGCTGTTGCGGCAGAACCCAACTGGATATAATCACCGGCTTTGAGGTAGTTTGTGGCACTCGCTGGCAAACCATCAATCGCCAACGTGCCGCCGGTCTGACTTGCACCATTGACAACAGGTGTCCCGGCTGCTGTCGATGCTGAACCCTGGGCTGTAGTACCCAATGGGTCGCCCAGCAGAAACGTACCCTTTTGACCATAGAGTGACATCAGAAACGCAACCCATTGTTCTGCGTTTTCGCGCTGCATTGCCGGAAGCTGAATATCGGCTTCCCAACGCTGACCGGAGAACTGATAAGTCTGTTGCTTGAATGAGAACGGCGATGTCGAAACACCGACAACATTCCTAGCAATCAATCTAATCTCTGCGATTGTCTTATTGGTGGGAGTGGAAAGTGGGTATGAAATAGCCATGATTAACCGCCAAACGCTTTACTGAATGACCCGCCACGCAAACGACTATCGGCCACAGCAGCTTGTGTTGCTTGAGCAATCTGTGGCATCAAGTTAGCAATCTCTGATCGAACCGTTTGCTGAACACCAGTTGTCACGTTGATAGTCTGATGAACAGTCACACCACTACCGCCCGAAAGTTCCTTGTTCGGAATGATGCTGCCGGAACTGGATGGCACGAACATCTCTGCTCCGCGCTCCCCTACGAGAACCGGCTGGCCTCTTTGTACTGAACCACCGATTGCGGCTTGCTTCGGAAATAGCTTGGGAAATGCGCTTTGCAGTCCCGTTGATATTCCGCTCACTAATTGCTGAACCACAAGAACCTGCAAAAGCTGATCTATGATGCTTAATGCCATATTGCGGAAAGCATCTTTAATAGTTTCCGTTCCTTTGATAATGCCCTTAAAGCTATTACCAAATGCTGATGCCATTCCATCAGCTAGGCTTTTCATTTCGTCTGATGTAAGTCCAATCGCGTTTTTAGCCCCGGTAGCAATATCCTGTTGTGCCGCCGCAACCGTTCTAAGTTGCTCGGCTAATCTTAACAAGTTCCCTGCGGCCTCTCGTTCCTCAACACTAAGATTTTCTAGGTCTGTCGAAATCAAATCAAAGATTGCTTGAACCTGCCTTGCCGCTTCTTCTGGTTGCTTGAATGGATCAAGTTCACCAAGTTTACCCATAGCCACGCCCAAACCCTCGGCTTGCGTTTTAGATAAATCAAATTCCTCTCTGACCCGTCTAATAGCTTGAGCCAAGTTTCTTTGCGCCAGAACTACTTGTTTGCCGCCCTTTGTCTGCGCTTGTGTCAGTCCATCTTGACTGCGAGACAAATCCCCTATCACATCCAATTCATCTTTAAGCGCAGTGATAGTCTTCATCAACTGGGTCTGCAATTCAAACTGTGCTAGCTTCTTCTGCGCTTCAAACAGTTCGTTTACGCCCTCAGTGACCTCACCATATTTCTTTCTGAGTTTCTCAAAACGCTCTTCATTGGTTATGGCAAAACCACTCAACTCTTTAACGCTATCTTCCAACTCGTCTAGTTCTTCGGTCAGCGTCCCGGCACTATCTTGCATCTTCAGGAATACAGTACCGAGCGCAGCACCAACAGCCACGACAGCACCGAGAACGGCACCAACAGCACCGAACACACCTAATAGCTGTGAACCCTGTTGACCGAAAGCTGTAAGGAAGTGAGTTCCGTTTTGAAGCTGAACTGCAAAGTCACCAAGCTGGAAACCGGCTTGCTGGATGCCAGCCTGGGCAAAGCGTCTAGTTCTGTCTGTTGACTTATCAGCAGCTGCGCCGAATACGGTATAACCACGCGCCGACTTCTTGACTACGTTATCAGTTGACCTGATTTGCGATTGTACTTTTTGGAGTTGTGATAAAGCATTGCCGCCGACATTCACATTAATCTGTAAATTATTTGCGGCCATCTTGCTGTTCCTCTAGCAAACTAAAATATGCGACCCATTCATTATACTCATCAAGCGACATTTCTTCAATCTCTGCAATCGTCTTACCTAATCTAAGCGCAAGCGATATAAGACCAAACCTGAATGGATCGCTCCTTAGTTTTTTTCCTGTTCCTCAACGCTGAGAGCATTAAACACAACGCCGAAAACATTTGTCAGAACGCCAATCGGCTCACGCAATAATGTAGGCTTATCCTCTAACGAAAACATCTTTTCGCCATCATCCGTCTGCGCCTTGATGATAATCATTTCTACCATCCCGGCTATCGAGGGATTGCTGGTAAAGTCTTTATACTTGCGAGAAACCTTATCAATGTCGGAGCCGGTTACAGCGGTATAATAAATCCTTAAAGGATTGCCCTCTGTTCCCCACTCATCGACATCGATAAAATTACGTTCTCTAGCCGCCCGATTTGCGGCAATTTGTTCTGCGAACTTAGACATAGTGCCACCCCTGTCTGTCTATTGTTTACACGGTTGTTTCAGTAATCCCGCCGGTTCCTTGAGCAGTGAAAGCTACCTCAACCATTCCGTCAAAAGTTGACGTAACTGATTTGCCAGTAACAATAACTGTGCCGGTGAAATATGTGTCGCCAGCAGCATTACCCTCTGGGTACAGTTCAAGCGTCACAGACGAACCAACATCCAACGCACCTTGCGCGGTATCAGTTTCATCAAAGAAACATTCTACAGATGCGGTATAAGAAGCAAGGCCAGCTTTGTATGAGCGAAAGCTATCGCCCATGCTGGTGTCTTCGATTACGTCACCCGTAATATCAAGAGTAAAAGAACGCACCTCGGCCAAAGTTGCGCTTCCAATTTTTACTAAGCCTTCCGACCCGGTATGTGTTGCCATGATTAGACCTCATCAACTTCAGTTGCAACCTCGTCGGATTTTTTGGGCTTCCGACTTTTGCCCTTCTTCGGTGCTTCTTCCGAATATCCTTTGGCAAGCAGTTTCTTTGCTGTATCAGGCCAGCAGTTAACCACATTGCCTTCATCATCATAAATAGTGACGCGCTTCATTTTATGCCGCCCCTTCAACATCGTTTTCCAAAGTAACATAAATCACTTCGATTGCAAAGCGTCCGACACCGACAGGGTTCTCTCCATCGCCGGAAAAGTCAGCATCGAAAGAAACTATCTTTGTGTCTTTTGCATTACCGCCACGGGTAAGGTCTGCATACAACGCCTCTTCAACCTCAACCGAAATGGTGTCCAGGGTGTTATCGACATTGGTATTACCGGAAACGTAAGCCTCGACAATCACATCAAGCGTCCTCACTTGCGTCCTTGGTGTTTTGATTGTCGAATACTCTGATGTCTCTGACTTGGTAAAGATGGTCAATGCCGGAAGCTTTGCTTCGGCAAGCGGATAAAACCTTGTCTGGAAAACATTCGACCCGGTTGTTGTCAGGCCGGTCAATGTTGTTTTGATGTTATCTCTGATAGATTTTCTAACGTGCGCCATTATGCTTCTTCCAGAACCAGAACGGTAACGCCAGTGCCATCGCTCTGGACAACCCTAATTGTGTAATTGATTGAGTTGATGGTGATGCTATCACCCTCTGCCGCAGACGATACGTCTGATGTCCGGCAAGCAAACTGCGGCTGCTCCATTGCAACGGCAACTTCGCCACCGGCTGCAACCTCAAAGAACTCATTGTCAAATATGCCGTTTATAGTAACAGCCGAACCACCCTGCGGAGTATAACTGGCCGCAACACCGAAATCATCAGCGTCAAAGAATATCGCTAATTCTGTTGCGGTTTCTACAGCCATTAATCATCTTCCGGTGTTGCCAGTCCCTCGACTGCACGATTGGTTTTCTTCGGTGCGGCTTTCTTGACCTTAGTAGCCAAGCCCCGCGCAATAAGACGCTCGGCAGTGCGAACATCCAAATCATAAGTTTCGCCGGTCATAAGGTTGCCACCAGTTCCGGCAAAGCACTTCTGTAAAATCTTAACTTTCATAATACCACCTCAAAGGTCTTGACGGGACAGCCAACCTTCTCACTCTGACTGCCCCGCCAATTCCAAAACACCTAGTTAGGCGATGCTGACCTCATCGGTCTTGGCAAAGCTAACGGCGTTACGAACACCAACGTCCAGTTCTGCGTGCAGAACCATACGGATGGTGCCGGACTTGCTGTTGCTGTATGGATCAATCAAGATCGACGGTGCGCCGAACTGAGCAATCATAAGCTGAGAGAAGTCGCCATATACCAGAGCAGAAGCGTCATTGCCGCCATCACCCGGATCAAGAGTTGTAGGCACATTGCTTGTGAACTCAATCGGCTGACCATAGAGTTCAGTCCACGGTGCATCCAAGATTTGAACGCTGTCCGTGCTGGACACTTTGGCAGTTGAAGCCAATTTCGCTTTCACAGCAGGGTGTGACAGGAAGCCAGCGGCTGCGCTGTTAACGATGCCGTTATCTTCCTCAACCAGTTTGACCAGAGCAATGATGTCTGCCCATGTCAGAGCGTCAACGTCAGTGCCGGACGAAATGTCCAGGTTGTTGATGCCTGATGTGTTCAGGATGCCAGTCGGCTGACCGGAAGAACCCGAACCATTGATTGCATAAAACTCCATGCGGTCTGCGGCGGATGCCAGCAGGTCGTTGCGGATGATTTGCTCAATTGCTGGCACTGACTCCATAACGAGCAACCGCGACATTTCAACGAAGCTGCCCATCGTGCGTGGTTGAAGTACAACTCCACCGTCTGTGCCAGCACCGTCACCAACATCTGCGAGTTCTTCGACAAATGCGGCGTTTGCGCCAGTAGCCAGTTTCGGCATTTTAATGCGACCAGTCAGACCTGACAGGTATGTGGTTCCCAGACCGCCAAGAACCTGACGAGCGCGCAGGG